CTCTCGAATTGTGCCAATGATGGGAGAGTAATAGTGTCCGCCGTAGGTGAGTAGTAAGCCCTGTCTTGCTCCTTATAGAAAATCTCGGGACGATTCTTGTATGATGAGAGGATACTATCTAGAGCAGGGATAACCTCTACAGGATCACTATCCACTAGAAACCTATCGGGGATAGTAATTCCCTCACACTGTCCGACATTGAATACGACATAGCCTTTCAGTAGAGAAAAGGAATCTGTAATCTCCTCAGTGTCCTTATCCTTCTTTACCACTTGTGAGTAATAGGTGATGTGAGTACCCTTTTCGCCCTTCTTGACATTACCACCTAGCGACTCGGCTTGATTATAGGTTAACCACAATCCGCGCTCGTAATTCTCTCCCACTATTGAAAGAATTAGCGCGTTTAATCCTCGATAAGCCTTTCCGCTCACTAGGTTACTAGGCAAGAATCCATGGCTATTCCAGCCCTTATGCCATGGGACATTTCCAGACTCTAATTCTGACATGATTAAATTAGTGATGTGTTCCTGTAATTCTGTTTTTTTCACTTTCAACCCCTTATCTGTCCCGCCATCTGCTGGACATGACCTAACCTTAGCAGATAGAAAAGTGATGTCAATAAGTTTCTGCTTGTGGATAACTCTCTCCACCACCTATTCCTTTTAAGGATTGGTAGGAGGGTGGGTGGGCTACCAACACAAACAAAAAAGGGCGAGCTCGCTTGCGCGAGCCCACCCAGCTGGGGCGCTTAGCGCCCCAACCTTTCCTCCACTAGCATTCCAAGGCGCTTCAACCATTGAGCGCGAGTTTTAGTGCTGACATTGGTACTGTAACCAATGTAAGACTTGATCTCACTACTGCTGTAAATGTAATTATCACCAGTAGAGAAAGAAATGACACCTCCGACCGAAGTCTGGAATAGGTGAGCTCGAACCTGAACCTCCAGGAGATTCGCTTCGGTAACAGTTCCCATGTCGATTGACATGAGGAGATAGCAGAAATATTGAACCTTGTCCCGTTCCCATTTCTCATCAGTTGTTAATTCTGTAGAGTCTTTGGTGTCGCCCCAACGGGCAGGATTGGCTACATCTTGATAGTTAAAATCTAGTGACATTGTCTTACCTTTCATTCAGTATCAGAACCCGTCGTCCTGACATGGATAACGATACACGATTCAACCACCATGTCAATAAGTTTTTTCTTGTGGATAACTCAACCTGTGGATAACTATGTCAATAAGTCTTGACCTGTGGATAAATCTCTCCACCACCTATTCCTGAAAGGATTAGAAGGCGGGAGGGTGGGCTTCAACACAAACATTGGCTAAGGCATTGGGTTAGATATCATGGCATCCCTAAAAAAAATGACCGCCCCCCTGACGGAGGAGGCGGTCGGCTCAGCTGAAGTTTATCCGTAGACTACATCTCCAAAGATCGCACATTGAAGAACGATATCTGCAAAGCAGGCGTCGTAGTCATCCCCATATTCTCCGTAGAAGATCGGCAATCCTCCGCAGTGCTTGTAACCATCTTGTATCGCCCTGGTAAATCCAGCGATGATCATATCTTTGGTTACTGTCGTAATTTCCCAGTCGTCATCTTTTGCTGAGCGATGGGTTACTGAAAATGGTGCGAACTCATCCTCCAAGTCACACTCCATAGTAGATACCCAGTGGTTGAGCCCTATAAAATCTGAGCCAATTAGAGCCTCCCAAATTGCAGACTCCTCATACTCGCGTGTTACCTGAACTGTTGCTGAAATTTTTGCGCCCATTATTTACCTCCTAAGTAGCATTGAACCATAGTCTTGAAACAGTAGTGATCACCCATCCAGTTTATGTGATCAGATAGCACGAAGAGTCCTACTAGTAGCAGGAGTCCGAAGACCCCTGCCACCACCTTTCCCCTAGTAGTTAGGCGCATTAGATTACTTCGCCGTCAATTATGAGAGAGCCCGCGCCAACCATCAAGCACTGACAAGATTCGCCAACACCATGACAGCTGTCGCAAATAGGTCCCTCCTCAACCATACGGCAAGCCATCAAGAACCTGACCAGATCGAACCCTGGATTATCGGCTTGAAACACTGAGCTAATATGAGAGACGACCGCCTCAACCCCTGCTTGAAACTCGATAGAGTCTGACAAGAGATGCGTTGATCGAGCTGACACAATCGCGTCAGCAAACGCCTCGTAGTTTTTTCTAGACATGGACATAATTTTTTCCTTCCGTCATATACCGCACCCCGTCGGTGGGTATGGCATAAGTTTATCAAGTTATCGCATCATGTCAAACACATTTCAAAAAGTTTTTACCTGTGGATAAATATCCATGAATAATTGTCAAAAAGTTTTAAGCTGTGGACAAGTGCCTGTGGATAACCTTCACAGCTAGTTCACAGATACCCCCCAGGGTTAACTCAGCCAATTCTCAGGAATGGTGCCAGATGACATAACCAGGTATCACTTTTATAATTGAGGCAGTAGCCGAATACTGATGAAATTTCGGGCCTTATGTTATTGTTAAGAAATGGACTATATATTAACGACAGAAGAAGAGGCAGTAGTTGCACGAGTGGGTTGGGCAAGACAAGAGAGATATTTGGGTAAACCAGAGGCTAATGTAAATTATTCTGAAGGGGATGTCTGGGAAGCTTTCCAACATATGATTTGTGCGGGCAGTGAGTTGGCCTTTGCTCGTATGCTAGGGCGCACAGGGTTTATTCCATCTGAAGGAACATGGAAGAGTGAGTTAGATATCCCAGGTTTTGGGGAGGTACGATACGCATTTCCCCCTAAGTTCCCTGAATTTTCCGATGAAATTCGGGGCCTTCGTTTCACCAATCGAGATAACCCAGAGCTTATCTATGTTCTCCTTGCAGGTGGGTTAGGGCGTAAAACACGGCGCACAGGACCTCTTTGGCAAGGAGCACCCTACACAGCTTTAGGATGGCTATATGGGCTTGAGTGTATGAAACCTGAGTGGAAGTTTAATGAAAAGACCTGGTACGCTCCTCGTAGCGCCCTTCATGCTATGAATACACTTCCAGAAAATGTTGGTTATTCATCAGTAAAAAATTGGGCAAATATGGGTAAGTTGCTGGAATAACATATGATGGGTAGTAAAGTATTCAAGCCATTGAGAAGGAGTTGAAATGACACACGATGAATTACTAGCAAAGATAGATAATAATTTAAGCAATTATTGCGGGGATGACTGCGAATCTTGCAAAATAAATAACGTACCTTGGGTAGCCCTTCGTGCCGTAGTGCAATTACATGAGCCTGATGAGTGTAATATTTGCGATACCTGCGATTCCCCATTGGTGTATCCCTGCCCTACCATTCAGGCTATTGAGAAGGAGTTGGAATGAAATCGTATACAAAGCGTTTAATTAAAAATGAAAATGTGTGGCTCCATGTAGGTTGGTGTAAGCAGATTGCGCTTGGCATCAAGATTACACCTTGGAGCTTTGATATTGATATTCTCTGTTTCTTTATTGCCTTTGAATTTTAACCCTATTAATATACCGTTTTACGCGCTTCTACTATACCATTTTACGAATGGGGATGTAATGACACAAAAATATACGCCCCAGAAGAGCACTCATTGAGCGTATAAAGAAAGGTTTTACATGAAAGAGGTCTTTGGATATGCGTTGTTAATACTGGGCGGTGTCATTACAGGAAAAAACATCCGATCTTTAATCATCACCTTACGTCGTAAAAGCTGATAAAGTATACTCATGGGTGCATCTAACAAACCAAAGCGTGTAGCGCAAGTCACATCTAATGCTGGCCGCATTGTTCGCACGCCTAAAAAAACAACTACAAAGGTCAATTCTCCTGAGCGTGCTGCAGAAGTAGAAGCATTTAAAGCAGCTCGTCCTGGAAAAATTGGTAATGGCGGAATTAGCCGTGGGAGTATGATTGCTTGGGCAGCAACTAACCCAAATTTAAAATCAAATGCTGCGCGTAATTTGGCAAAAAACAGAAAACCAAAGCCTCCTAAAACACCAAAGGCGTAACTCTCTTAAAAGCTGGTACTATTGCGCTATGAGTAAAACGCAAGAAAAAAGAGCGGAGCGTTTAGCAGAAGCTGAAGATTTCATTAAAGAACGCCGTAAAAGTCAAATTGCAATCTTTGAAGCAAATTTTAAAGCGGGCTTATCTATTTATGAAGCCAATAAAGACAGACTTACTCCAGAGCAAATTGCTGAGATGGAAGCAGAGATTGAGAGCAACCTTAACTATATTGAGGAGTACAAATTAAAATGGCTTTAACTACACAAGAAGATAACCAAGAATCTCGTTTAGAAGCTATTGAATTTTCCTTAAATCTAATGTGGCAAGAAGTTGCTTATATTAAAGCCGCTGTAGAAGCGCTTAAGAGCAAGGGCTGATTTTTACCCCTATACCCTGTACCTTTTAGGCGTGCATTTTCTTAACTGGATACTAAAACAAGACGAAGAGCCTGGCGGCCTTGGTTTATTTTCCTCTATAATTTTTCAAGACATCAATAACGGTTGTGGTCTTAGATACACAGAACCAACAGAGTGGAAAGAGCACTTTGAAAAAAAACATAAAAAAACTTCAGATGTCCTTAACAGTCTATTAGAAGACGCTTATGTAACCTATTCAAAAAGGTTTGACCCAAAAATTTAATAAAAATTGAGGGAGAATAGCTTTATGGACGATATGGGCACACCTGGACCAAACCACCCTGCACATCGCGGATTAAAAGACCGCGCTAGGGATAAATCACGCGTGATTGATCTTGATACATTTCGTAAGACGAGGGTGGTAACAGAGCCAGAGTCTGACGATTTTAAGAAACATGCTGATGAGGCCATGGAGCTGGGCAACCCACAGTGAGGCCTTCTGAAAACCAATTTAATCTTGACGAGTCTATGACTTCTTCTCCAGAAACTATGGCGCACACTGGTGAGGAAGCACCTGATTGGGATAAGCATTATGGAAAGGCATTTAAACTTGTCCAAACTCCTGATGGCTCGGCAACAGATTCTAAAACTGGAAAATCTATAAAAACTGCACCTGGAACACTATCTTTGGTTACTCCTTATAACGGGGATGCATTTCATGCATGGCCAGAAGCCTCCGATGAAGCCAAATCTAATTTTAAAAATAATTGGAAAGGTATCTGGGATTCAACAGGTGGGTATAAGCAACGACAAGTTTTAGGGGCAATGAAGTGATTAATGACCCAGCGTTAGGTAAGAATAAAGCTCAACGTAGCGGAGTGTCTCCAACGCCTAATAATCTCAACGTAGAGTTTCGTAATGCAAATGTGGGCCAATATTCTGGGCCTCGTCCTTCTTACCAACGTTACTTAGTATCAGAACAAGCGCAAGATATATTGAACAAGCAGTTAAGGAGTTACAATCAATAATGGCTAATAAAGAACAAAAAGGTAACGCTAATAGTAAAAAAGAGGCAAAACTATCCCTTAAAGAAAAGCGTGCAGTTAAGCAGGCTAAGAGCGAAAAGAAGTACAAATAATGTCCTCTCCAGCATGGCAACGTAAAGAGGGAAAGAACCCAGAAGGGGGATTGAACGCTAAAGGTCGCGCTTCTGCCGCCCGCGAAGGTCATCACCTTAAGCCACCTGTTTCTGCTAAAGAAGCTAAACGCTCACCAAAAGCTGCAGGACGACGTAAGTCATTCTGTGCACGCATGGGTGGTATGCCAGGGCCTATGATTGGTCCTAATGGTAAACCAACTCGCAAAGCTCTTGCTCTTAGAAAGTGGGATTGTTAATGGCTAAAATTAATCGACCATCACGTGCTTCTGGGCAACGTAGTAGAAAAATTGCAGTTTCCGCAAAGAAAGATAGGCCTATACCTATTGCTGGACGTGATGATGCCACCCGTGATGATTGGAACGAAAACACCAAAAACACTTCTGTTTCTTCTCGTTTATCTGAGTTCAAATATGATGGAAACTGCGAACATTGTGTAGATAACTCTTGGAGGCACGCTCAAGTTAACAAATTACTAGGGCAGAGCAGCGGAAATAATGACAACTAAACCAATTTACAAGGAACTAGCACTTAGAGAGTGGGACTGCTAATGGCTAAGACTATTAAAATTAAAGGTGAAGGCCACACCATCAAGAAAAACAAAAAAGGCGACATAATTGTTGACCATGCAGGTAATAAAGGTAAGTACGATAAAATTGACCTTACTAAGAAGGCTGGCGTTAAGACTATTAAACAAGGTGTAAAAGCAACGAGAGATTGGCATAAGAAAAATGGCTAAAGCAGTATGGAATACCCCAGACCCAACGAAGAAAGACAAGAAGCTTTCACCAGCTAAGAAGTCTGCTGCTAAGGCACGCGCTAAAGCCGCTGGTCGTCCTTACCCAAATCTTGTTGACAATATGGCTGTGGCGAAGAAAAAGAAAAAGTGATGATAAGAAAAGTTATTGTTGGAGTTTTTGCATCTTGTGCAGTAGCTACATCCGCAATTGCTGCTCCACCTACAGCCAGCGTAAAGCCAAACGCCGCAGTGACTCCTGGTGCCCTTAACCCTGCAGTTACTCAAGCAAATATTAAAAATAACGTATGTAAGGCCAATTGGACTGCAACTGTTCGCCCCACTGTTACGTATACCAATAAGCTTAAGGCAACCCAGCTAGCAACTACCTACAAATCGTTTGTTGCTATTTACGGAGCGGATGCTAAGAATTACGAAGAAGACCACCTCATTTCATTGCAGCTTGGTGGTTCTCCAACTGACCCTAAGAATTTGTGGCCAGAGCCGTACATAGGCGATAATGCCCATAAGAAAGATGTAGTTGAGACTGCCCTTAAGCGCCTCATCTGTTCAGGAGGAATTACCCTTGCAGATGCACAGAAGGCCATCTCTACTGACTGGGTTGCTGCATACAACAAGTACACTAGCGCAGCGGACATTAAGGCGGTAGACTCAAATGGCTGAAACTAAGAAGTTTGGCCCATACAAAGGGAGTGCTGCTAATGGTGGGCGCCCTATCTATGTCTATAAGAAAAAAGTGGGCGATAAATGGGTTACCACTTCTAAAAATAAAGCTCGTGCCGACTATGAGTCAAAGAACGGAAAACTGCCTCGTGGTACAGATGTTGACCACAAAGACAATAACCACAGTAATGATTCATCAAAAAACTTGCGGGCTCTCAAACACGGCAAAAATACCGCTAAAGAAAATAAGCGTCGTGCGGGCAAAAAAGAAAATGAAAAATAATGGCTAAAGAAAAAGCTGTTATATTTGACTTTAATGGTACTCTTCGTAAAGAAGGCAGTAACAAACCTAGGAAAAATGTACTTAAAAAGGCTATTAAAGCTGAAAAAAAAGAACACGTTATCGTTCTTACAGCAGAACCTAAAAGTAAGAAAGATGAAACTGAATATTGGCTTAAAAGCCATGGTTTAGGTAAAATTAAGTTAGATGTTCGTCCTACTGGACTAACGGAATCTGATTCACGTGAAAAAGCTCACGAATTTGATACAAAAATTTCTAAACAATTTGACGTAATTAAGGCCTATGATGATAAAAAAGAAAATGTCAATATGTTTAAAAAACACGGAGTAAGAGCTAAGGAAATCTAATGCACCCTAAAAAACGTCAAATAAAAGATATGGTCTTAGCCTCACCTAGAGTTCTTGGTGTTGGTGGGGTAGTAATCCATACAACGCCTATGTACGCTGGATATGGTTATCCAGGAAGTATGAGTTTTACACAACAGACAACTAACGGTGAAGAGAACGGTGAAACACCATCGCAAGAAGCTGCAGAAGATGCAGCTCCTACATCTGGTTCAGGAGAAGCTGCGGGGACATCTGCAGGTGCTGCAGGTGGAATGTGATTACTAAAGAAACCCGTGAGTTAACTCTTCAAGACCGATGTGATGCTTGTGGTTCTGCAGCAAGAGTCATTGCAACCATGATAAATGGCGAACTTTTATTCTGTGGGCACCATGGACGAAAGCATAAAGATGCCCTTGTGCCCAAAGCCATTCAGGTATACGACCCCGAAGGTGAACTAAACTTATACACTTAAACTCTAATCAACGGGAGATTGATTGAGAGGAAACAATGCTGTTAAAGTTTAAATTTTTTATAAATGTTCTTGCTCGTATTTGTGCAGTATTTGTCGCTTCAGGACTTTCAGTAATTGGAGCAGGCTCAATATCAGGAATTTCAGTAATAAAAGCAATAACAGTTGCTGGACTTACCGCAGTAGCAGCAGTAGTTGAAAAACTTGCTAAAGGATTTATTAATGACGGAAAGCTGTCGCTAGATGAAATTAATTCATCTTTTTCACCAATAGATGTACCATCTAATCCAGATGCTTATTTACAGGTTGAGGCAAATGAATCAGGTACAGCCGTTATAATTAAACCAAGTTCTTCTAAAAAACCTTAAATCCAAATAGGAGTAGATAATGGCATTAGGAAATGTAGGAAACCCAATTCCACCAGTTACCACGCATAAGCCAGGTACTTCTGGACGTATGTTGGAGATTGCTCGTTCACAAGTGGGCGTTATTGAAGGCCCAAAAGATAATGAAACAATTTATGGCGCATTTACAAAAGCTAACTTTCAGCCATGGTGCGGAAGTTTCTTAATGTGGTGCGCTGATAACGCTAAAGTCAAACTACCTAATGTTGTATACACCCCATCAGGTGCCGCATCTTTTAAGTCATTAAAGGCATGGACAGACGCTGCTAATGCTCAGCCAAAACCTGGTGACATTGTTTTCTTCCATTTTGCAGCTGAAGCTAAACCAACTGACTTAATCCAACATGTGGGTATTGTGGTCAAAGATAACGGTGATGGCACCATTGTAACTGTGGAAGGCAATACTTCACCTGACCATAAACCCGCTGGTAGCCAAGATAACGGCGGAGAATGCGCTATGAAGGTCCGTGGCTATAAAGTGGGGAACTCACGTAATTTATGGGCTTCTGTGGTTGGATTTGGACGACCTTCTTACATAGACGGTGCAAGCTCTTCAATTAAGTGATAGACCTTTGGCAATGCAAAGTGTGCGAAAAAAACCACGTTGTACCTTCGCTTGCTCGACATTGTGAGGAATTGCATTTAGATTACCCAGATAAAAAGTAACAAATAGAGGATTATAAGACTATGGCCGAATCAGCATTTAATTTTGATAGCGCACCAAATGGAAACATGCGTCAGTTTGGTGTTCTTGCAGGAGCGTTAGGTTTACGATCTGCGTCAAACCGTAGATCATCTGGTGGAAATTCTTTAAGCGCCAGAGACCAAGCTGCGCTTGCTAAACAAAACGCAATTCATCAAGCAATTCTTAGCGGGCAAAACCACACGCAAAATTTGGAGATGGAATCACATAAAGCGGGACTTCAACGAGATAACGACGTAATGGGAGTTGTTGCTCGCCATGTTGTTGGTGAAGAGGCCGCAAATTCTAGCCACAAACGTGGTTTAGAAGTAGCATACCAAGATAAACTTTTTAAAAATACTGAAGGAATAGCTGAGAGAGCTCACAAAGAAAAACTTGCTAGCGGTAAAAACTCAATAGAGAAGGCAAAAATTAAAGCCGATGTAACAAAAGAAAGAGAAAGAGCTAACGCGGATGTAACAAAAGATTACCAAAAACGTTTATTTGAAGGTACAGAATCACAAGCAAACCGCGAGCATACTAGTTCTGAAAACACCAAAAACCGTAGCGCTGCAACTAAGGCAGCAAAAGACCCAAACGTTCGATCTTTAAACGCTACTACTGGGGCGGTAACTACTACACATCCTATACAAGAGCCTCGGCAGTTCAGTGGCGTTGGCGAAGAATAAAAGGAACCTTGCTCCTAAAGAGGATACCGCTTCTGAATCTTTAACTGCTATGAATATAAACCGCGCTCGTATGAGTGATCGTGAGTTTAGAGACGCTATTACTAGGGCT